TCTGCGGTGTTAAGGTTGTCGTCACCATTAGTAGACGCCCAGCAGTGGTCCCAAAAACCAGTCATGTCACCAGTTGTCTTGGCGTAACAATACACCAAAGAAAACATAGCATACATGGAATTGATGATAGTGGTCATGGGATGTCCGGAAGGAAGCGATTTGTTCCACTGAACGACGTGGACCGACTTGCCTTGCAAGGTGGTAATGTGGCGGGAGTGTACAACTTCCATCCACAGCACCTTCCTCGCAAGAGCATTCTCTGGTCCGTCGTCATACCACTCATTGATGTAATCCAAAATAGACCACAACAAGAACGGCTGTTCAGAAGCATCAAACCGCGAGAAATCTCCATCAAAATAGAATTTCTCATGTCCATGAGACTTACTCCCACCACAGCGATGGTTGCTGGCTAGCTGCCACCACTGCCTGTAGGGGTTAATCCCTGGGGTGAAACCGGAGTTGGTATGTGTCGCATACATCGCTGCCATGAAGGAGCCAAATAGCATCCTAAAGGCAATGACATAATCAACTGGGGAACCTGAAATAGCACGGGTGGCAACTGCCGCTACCTTCGCCTCGGGCCTGGTCTCGTCTTTCAAAAAGTCAAGACAAATGTGGGACAACCTAACTCCCTTCTTCGCCTCTTCAATTATATGGAACACACGAGTCTTCAACTCAGTGCAATCCTTACCCTCAAAATCGAAGGTATCTCCATAACCAAAGAAGGCGGTCTTACCGGGCTTACCCATCAATACATACGGATAACCAGAGGAAGTAGATCTGTTAATAGCCTTCATCTTAAGCAACAACGGGCCACTGCACGCCTCCTCAAAACCAAGAATATCTCTGGTATGAGTCGCCGACAGTTCCGTGAACTTCTGCATGGCAACGTTGAACAACAACTTCTTGCTGGGAATGTCCACATACTCAACGGGGGTCTGGTAATTCTTCAAAGCTTCCACCATAGGATACTTTAGCTCACCATCGACCATTACTGGTCTTAAGTGTGCTATGTCAAGTCCCGAGTCTCCAAAAGTCTTCTCGTAATAGAGAGCTGTCTTCTGAAGACAGGTGACTGGCGACAATGACACCCCATCTGAGGGTTCGACCGTACCAATGTAGTCAAAACTACCTTTGATAAGACCACCCTCCACAAGCTCTGAGTAATCACACCCGGTATGAAGTGTTATACCTTGGGTCTGCATGTCTTCTTCGGCCTTGTCTATAACCTCTGTGAAATGCTTGAGAGCTGCCTCCGCAGTCTCTCTCGTTATCGGTTGGACGTAACCATAGGAACATCCCATGCTATTGTTGCCTCCTACATGTATTCCGAGGATTCGGCCCTCGGGTGCATCGGCGGATCTCCTAATCATAAGAAACCCGCCACAATCACCACAAATGGTGTCCATGGAAGATTGCCATAGGAACTCTGGAGTCACCTCCCCGACAGCACGCTCTCTCACCCTATTAACATAGGGCGAATGAAACTGTGTGCCTAAAATGCGCACATTGTTGTCATTGGGCGCACTGGCACATCTGAGCGTGTACAATACAACACCGGGCTTATGTCTAGCCACGGTGTTGAGCTTGGCTTCAGGGACAAACTTGCCAGTAATGTCTCTCCTGGCTTGAATGCCCATATCACGAGGAAACTGCACGAAGACGACATCTGAATTGGGATCGTGATCCCACTGCGGAAAGCTCAAGAACTGCTTAACAGTAAACTTGGGCCTGGACCTGTCGCCGTTTTGCAACAAGGTTAGCATATGTTCAGAAATATCTGTCTTAGCCATAACTTTGGCCAAATGGTGGAAATAGTGCTTTGGAACCGCGGCAACGGTACCACCCAAGAAGGTGAGGTTGCCCAAAGACTGATTCGCATTAATATGCCACAGGCTATATGTGTTAGCACTGTAGGTATTAACGAGAGTAGAATCAGACTCAGCTCCAGCAGCAGAGTTCTGCTCCTCAATAGGAACGTCCACTACTATGGGGGGCTCAACAGTGGGATCCTTAAAACCAAAGAACTTGGCAATAAGGCCCACAACGCCCTTGAGGATAAGCCAAAAGCCTCTAATAAGGCTTATGGTAATACCACCACACAAAGCAGCACAACCAACAGCGGTTGCCATCATACCAAAGCGCCCGGAGTTCCACGAATCACGTATGAACTCATACACGCGCTTAAGGTTGTTGAGAAAACTAAACTCTCAGCAACCGCTGAATCCAAGTCCTCCAACAAATCTCCTGCATGCCGTATCTCTTTATACAGACAATGCAGACTCACGACAATCGAATCGTAAGTTGGTCTGTTGATGCCCCAAGATTCCACAACCCTGACATCCTGCATAGCTTTCACGATCTGGTTGTAACCATTAATAAGAGCAGTACGATCGGTGATCGAAAGGTCGAAACCATTCGTCTCCGCTCGCTCAAGTGCCCTCACAATGGGTTCACTCCTGACACGCAAAAATTCGCTGAATGCTGCTGAGCGATGGGTGAAGCCAGCGAAAAACGCCAACCAATGTTGTTTCCAACTACCCATCACATCAAGGCGATCAAAGTCAGCCTTTGTCAGACATCTGGGCTGTGATGTGGCATAAGACCACACAGCAGTCCTCAACCTTTGTCTTTCGATGTTAGGGTTGCGCGCTTCGTGGTCTCGTCTGTAACGTTCTAACCAAGATGGCGCATTTGGATCAAGGGGTTCTGTGTCTTCGACCTCAGACGGCCGAATAGGTATGAGATTCACTCTAGGCAATTCTCGTTCGGCAATGTGATGTTGCCTCAAGAAATGGTTCGGCGGATAAGTATTACCACGCACTTCTTCTTGAGGGACCTCCTCTTCCAACCCAACCGAAACAGGAGCCATACCCTCAGAGTCAGTCTCAGGCTGTGGGCCTAAAACCAACTCATCAATAATCTCCTCCTCCAAAGGTGGGGGATTGTAGCTTGACTCACTCCTGGCTGGGGTTATCTCATCCATTTGAGTCTGGATCCGGTTGGCCAACTTAGCGTGGTCCAACAAAGCGCCCAAAGAAGCCTTGTGCCTCGCTTGCTTACTCTGAAGCTCTCGAGCACAATCTCTCACAAACTGCCCAAGCTGTATCTTGGTGCGAGCATTGCACTGTGGATCCTTGGGACCAACAAACTTGTCGTAATTGGATATACGCCAAGCGTCCCAAGCGTGCCAGGGAACAGCATCAACATACTGCTCGACAGTGATGTTCTCAACATCCTTAAGAGCAGCAATGTTAGCTGTATACTCTTCCTCAAACTTGTTATAGTCAAGCCTACCATCAATGGCATAGTCTTTGTTAACAGAAACAAAGACTGGATGGTGTATCCTCCTCAAAAGGGCATCTTTGCTGTTAATGACTTGATTCCAAGTGCTCTTGTTGATGTTGTAGCAGTTCGTGGTGCCAATCACCAAGGGTGAATCAAACTGAATCTTACCCTTGCTCTCAAGGTCCGCCATATTAAGCGGAAAGGTCCAGTTGCTGATCATACGTATAACGTCCATAACTTCGGACTCCGCACAACCCACAGTGTCGATTTTCTGAAATATATCATCAAATATAACTGCTTTTTGTTGCACGTAGCCATTCCAATACTCAGACGAGCCTTTTTGCCACAAATTGCGCAGGGCATGATCCGGTGTTACTTGTTTACTGACAAGTAATATGCACAACGCCAACCTTGACACCATGCAAGTCTTACCGACACCAGGGTCCCCGACAATCAATGTCATCATGGGCTCAGTTCTGAGGTTATCACCTCCGACGAAGATAGGCGCTGTAGCGCGACACTTCTCCTCGAAATCTCTCAAAGCTCGGGTCATAATATCAAGCATACGCTTTTCCTTGACAATCTCCAGCATGGCATAGCCATCACTAACGTGCTGTTGTGCCCTCATAATAGTATCAATGTCAAGGGAAAGACGCAGCTCACCTGCAAACTTGTGGGAATCTTTCACCCACTTCTTGACCGCTTTCGAAACGGCGTCACCAAAGTATACAACTTTGATCGCACCGTCCTCTCCTCTCACTCCAGCAACTTGGAAAACCAAGTTGAGCACAGTCTCGCAAATGGAAACAGCGAAGTTGTACATGCCTTGCAAACCTTCAGTCGCTTTAGGAAAGAAGGAAATGCGCTGCATCAACGCTGGGACAAGAGAACTCGCCTTAGTAGGCAAGAAGGAAAACGACAAAACCGCAACAACAAGACCGACAAGCATGGTAGGGTCTGAAGGACCTTGTGGCTTGATACCAAC